CACCGCCAATCCGCAAGACGTGGAGGCCCACGGAAGGGCCATATACGCTGCGATTCTATCTGGGGAGCACGGGCCTATCGCCCCGGTCGATTCGAAGCGGGAGAAGGCCTTGCAGGACGCTATACGAGCCAGGGAAAAGCGGGCTATCCTTCGGGATACCCGCTGGCCCATAGATCGTCACGACGAGCAGAGACGGCTGGGTATCGAAACCACGGACGGCCCTGGGCTGATCGCAGCCCTCGTTCACTGGAGGCAGCAGATTCGCGACTGGAATAGCGGGGATCGGCCGCGACTTCCCATGGCTCTGAAAACAATGTTCAAAAATCAGGAGTACTGATGAAAATAACGAAGGATATTTTGATCACCGGAACCGGGTGTACCACGGATCGGGCGATCAAGTGGCTGGATGACATCCAGGCGGCCATGGATAAATTCCAGATCGAGTCGCCGCGAGCCATCGCGGCTTACCTCGCCAACATCGGTGTCGAATCCGGTGGACTGGTGAGTCTGGTGGAGAATCTCAACTACAGCGCTCAAGGACTGGCCAACACTTGGCCGCGCCGATATGCCGTGGACCCGCGTGTCCGTCCGTATGTACCGAACGCTCTGGCGAACCGCCTGGCTCGCAATCCGGTCGCCATCGCCAACAACGTGTACGCTGACCGCATGGGTAATGGATGCGAGCAGGACGGGGACGGCTGGAAGTATCGCGGTCGCGGACTGATTCAGCTGACCGGGAAATCGAACTATGCCCTGTTTGCCGAAGACTCCGGCATGGACGTTCTGGAGAAGCCGGAGCTGCTGGAAACTCCTGCCGGCGCGTCGATGTCTTCGGCATGGTTCTTCTGGCGCAATCGCTGCATACCCATGGCGGAATCCAACAACTTCTCTATGGTCGTGAAGACCATCAACGGCGCTGCGCCGAACGATGCGAACCACGGTCAGCTCCGGATAAACCGATATGTGAAGACCGTCGCCGCGATCAATCAAGGCTCCTGATCTTCTCCGAAAAGAAAGGCCGCTTATTCAGCGGCCTTTTTGCTTTCCGGCTTTGCCTCTTCAATCTTTCTGACTTCAGTAGGCGCGACGGACTCTTCCTGGGTAACTGAGTCCACATAGTTCCCTAGCGAACTCAAAACGCCGATTAACAGCGCTCTTACCACTTTATCCTTAACTGTCTCGCCTATGATCTTTGTCAGAACGGATATCAACTCTTCCCGGAGCCTTGGGCTTATTCTTGGCCGAAAGCGCTTGCGATGCTCTTTGCGTTTCATGTTTAGTCCTCTGTTTGCGGTCTTCTCCTCACCCCGATAATGGCTTGGGGATGCGCTGTGTTAATCGGAAGGGTCGGGCGCTATTATAACTCGACGAAAATGCTCGCGCTTAACTGTTTAACGATACGCACCGCGATATTAAATCGCCTTCTTTCTGGCCAAGGAACTCTGGCGGCCGAGTCCGGTCTAAGGCTTAATTTGTCGACATTAAAACGAGAAAACCCGGATCGCCTTTAGGGTAAGGAGTCCGGGTTTTCTTCGCTCTAGTGTACGCTAGAATCAGTGGCTGGCACCCCATCCGTCCAGCCAGCAGTCGAAGACAGCGTGTCGTGGCTTATCCTTGGCGCCATGGGAGAAGTGCTTAAATCGGATGACCTGGCGCTTGAGATGTTCCCTGTCATTCCAGAGCCGTTTTTTCTCGTCGTGGGTCAGGCTGGACGCCGACACATTGAAGGTAACTCCAGGCCACAAAACCTCGTTGCGGCAGACGAATGCTCCAACCATGCCTGATGGGGCCAGATTTTCCGCATGGCTGGAGCGGGCCGTGCGACCTAGCTCATCCGTGAATGCTTCGTTGTTGTTGTGCATCAGCTCTTCGACGTCAACAATCTCTGCTTCATCATAGTCATAGCGCTTAACCTTGACACAGTAACCTTCCTTGGCAGTAGAGCGCCCGAACTTGTATGCGCCATCAGCGCGCTTGCCCATGGAGCCTTCGAATCCAAGTCCTGTGTGGCGACGTTCGACTTCGCTGAACTGTTCGATGGAGGTGACCAGTTCCTGCTCGACTAGGTGAATCCTCTCATAGCCGATGCAGTTCTTCAGAAAGCTGACGCGCTCGGCAGCTCTGGCCAGTCGCTCTTCGGTCGGCGCGCGCGGATCGGTGAAATCGTCAAACACGTGGAAAGACCAATCCGGTTCACCGTCGCGACGGCGAAGGTCGCCGGACGACTTCTGGAATACTTTCGGGTCTCTGATGTCGCCGCAGACCAGTTCGCCATCCAGGCCATCGAACATTGCATCGCTGAGATATTCACGGATGGACTGGTTGGTCTGCGGCTTTAGGCTTCGCGTCAAGGCTTCGCCTTCAAATATGAAACAGCGAAAACCATCGATCTTCGGAGAAAAGTACATCGGCAACTGGCCGTCCAGAAGTTCCGGGTCATAGTTCGATGCGAGCATGGGTTTCATACAGTACTCCAGAAAGAAGCCCGGCGAACCGGGCTGAATGGCGGTAAGCCGGATCAGATGGTTTCGTTGGCGTGATTCAGCTCGGCCATGATCGATGCATAGCGCTCATCCGACTCCTTGATGAACACGCCGTTGTACATTACGCCCTTGCGATCCTTGATGGTGTCGTAGGCCGCCTGGTAGCATTCGAGCATGCTGGTGTCGTGCTCTTCTGCCGCGTCGAACAGGGATGCGACTGCCATGACCAAGCTCTTGATGGCAAGCCACTGATTTCCGCGAGCCAGCGAGCCGGCCAGGTCGCCGAGTAATTTCAGATCTTCGCCGTAGGACGGGCGGCGCTCGACCGCCAAGACGAAGGCTGACATATGGTCGAACAGATTTTCGCCGAGCTGCGCGGCCATGATGGTGGCCACGACCATGACATCGCCGATGCCGTCTTTCACTTCGGCGGTGTCATTCTGGATGTAGGCTTCGCAAACTTCTGCGAATTCTTCTACCAGCTTGAGAAACTGATCTTTGGCCGAAGAGCCTTTGATCAGGTTACGGTCGGCACCCCATTTTACCACCAGGTCATGGAGTTCGCTATTCATGATTCGTTCGATGATCATTCTTTCGATTCCTTCTGTATTTGGGATTTGACTGCGTTGATGATGGACGCCGTGCTCTGGCGCGATCCGTCCTTAGTGGTGCCGAAGTAAAAGGCCATAACAGACTTCAGTTCGGCAAACCAATAGCCGATGATAGTGCCGATGGCGACAGAGGAAGTCGGGTCCATCAGCGCCTCGCGGCCGAATGTGAAAATTGCGATGATGATGAGAATGGAACCGGTCAGAAGAGCGAAGGTTATCGCCGGGCGAACGAAGTCATTTTGTTGCGCGGCAAGCCTTCTCGCCGAATCTCTGTCTGCCGCCTCGGCGGCGAACTGGCTGAGTTCGGCCTGGAGCTGGTTCTGCTCAGACTGAAGACGGTTTTGTTCGGCCTGGATGGCCAGTTCCTGGAGACGAACACGCTCGGCGCTCTGGAGTTCTGCGAGGCGCGCTAGAGCCTCCGGATTCGCGTCTAGAGCGCTCGCGACCGATGCTGGGTCGGCCTTCGACCCTAGAGCCGTCGCGACGATAGCGCCAACGGCGGCGCCTGCAGGCCCACCCAGGAGCGACCCCAGGGCCGGGGCAGCAGCGCCGATCTTACTACCTATGTCCTTCCAGTCCATTTTCGATTCCTCAAAAGAAAGGCGCCATTACAGCGCCTTTCTCTGGCCGTTGACGTTAGAACTCTTCGGCTTCGGTAGCGCCGCCAACGCCGCCGGTGTCGCCGCGAGGCTGTTCCTGCTTGCTGTAGTCCACCTTCACTTCGCCGCCGACGAACGACTTGTACAGATCGGCCGCAGCCTTGAAGTGATCCGGGTTTTTCACCAGGCCTTCCAGTTCGAACTGGACGCCGGACCAGCTGCCCTTGTCGTTCGACAGACCGACGGTGGTCATGCGGACCAGGTTGGCGAAAGTCGGCGGGGTGCGCAGGCCCTGCGGAGTCTGGACTTTCTTCTGGGACAGCGCGGTCATGAGCTTCTTCGAGGCCTTGATCTGCGAAGACGACAGGGAGATCAGGGCCTGGCCGAAATCGCCGGTTTCCGGATCGATGACGATGACGTAATGGCCACGGGTGTCGGCGAAGTAATCAGATTTCTTGTCGCTTACCGAACCGTCTTCGTTCGGCGCGTACAGTCGCCCTTCTACTTCCTTCACCTTGGTCGGGTCTTTCATCATTTCCTTGAAGTCTTCGACGCTGATGGACCCTTTGAAACCGCCTTCGGCATCGCGGCCGGCCCAGCGAATGAACTCGCGACGATACGCGGCCGGGATGATCAGCAGACCGGTTTTGCCGTCGTAAATCTTGCCGGTGACGGTATTCAGGAA